CGGATTGCCCTTCCATTGCGCAGTCATATTATCAATTACTGTAAAGAAATCTTCTTTTGAATTATCTTCATTGAATCTGGCACGTATTAGTTTTTGATTCGCTTTTGATTTGTGGCTAAACCTCTTGCCAGTCTTTTCGTTAAGATAGTCTATAATCTCTTTATACGGGGTGTGCGTCGGGTTGCCCGACAATATATTATTGTTAGTAGTCTCTGTAGTAATCTCTGTAGTAATCTCTGTTAAAGATTGTTGAGTTTCTTTACTATCCATTGTTAAGTTTGTTGACTTTCCATTGTTAAGAAACTTAACAATCCATTGTGAAGTAACTTCACTATCGACTTTATAATGTACAGTAGGTGCGCCATTAGCCTTTTTTAATGCAGTTTCTACAATCCCCATATTCTTTAATTTCTTTATTGAACGCATTACTTGGTATTTAGATAAATGTATCTCTTCTTCCCATTCTTTATAGGATTTGTAGAAATAACCGTCTTTTCTATTAGTTCGATCTGACCAATAAATTAATTGATTGAGTAACGCAGCAGTGGGATAATCTTCAGTGATTTTTAAGTAAATAACCGGTATAGGAATGATATTATTTTGACCACTGAATTGTGTGATTATTGATGATATATAGTCTCTGTTATTCATTTGAAACAACCTTCTTATCATTAGGTGTGTAAAGAGGTTCCATCTCACAATAACCAAGTAAAGCTTTACGAGTTTTTCGAGCGTCTTCTCGATACTTTCGAAGAATTACCGATTCCAGATTCCTTTCGTTCACATTGATTAAGTTACCTAACAATATATTTTCTTTTGCAATCGCAAATCTAAAGAAGCTCCACGCATTCGCTGTAGGATGTTCCAACATTTTTTCATAAATTTTTGTACTGATTAATTCAACGTTAGAATCTGTTATTTTAGTGTTACGTAATCCGAAGAGGAGATTCAGAACTTCTTTTTCGGATTCTAATTTTTCTATATCATTCATCATTTCTTTCTCCTTTCAACATTTTGTTAAGCCGATCATCTACTGAAATCCACGAGTTCTTTAAGTGGTATTTCTTATCGAATGTATCTACACCTATGTTGTGCTGCTCTGAATGATGCTCTCTGCATAGCGCTAACACTTCATATCCGTAATGATCCATTGTCTTACGGTTCTTTCCTCTACCTATTGCGTAATGATGTGCAAGGTCTGAATGAGGTTTACCGCAGATAACACAGTTACGGTTGACTGTAGACCAGTACAAGAAAGATTTATCTTGTTTAAGCAGGTCGCTTGTTTTATAAGCTAATGGAATATTGTTATGAAATATCCAATCAAGCGTAACTTCTATGATTTGGTTTGCTTGGGTACGTGTGCAGTCGCTCAATGATATGTGCTTGTCGTAGCCGTAGTAAGTCCGAACGAATTCTATAAACAAATGCCTCATGTAGTCCATTGGCTGTCCTGTATGAGCTTCTATGTCTTTGACAAGCGCAAATATCTTACGACGCTGCTTGCCAGTGATAGAATTTGGATCTATCACTGAACAATCAACATCAATAGGTTGGTTTACATCTAGCAGTTCTATAGCTTGCTCTGGTATCTCTACATCTGTAACAACTACATCATAAGAACCATTATTATTCGGTTTATATCTAATGATTTTTGACACTTATATCATTCCAATCAGAACGGAAGATCATCATCACTTATATCAGGCCCATTCGCATTTGCAAACTGATTATTACTATCGTTCACACTTGGTTTGCTTGATTGCTCACTGCCTTCGTTTTTTTCATTCTCTTTAATACCAACCTTTTCATAAATTGGTGTGCCGTCGAATTTCCAAAAACGTTTTAATGCCGTGTTCCATTTTTCTGTATAGTCATTGTATTTGCGTTCAAGTTCAATATTGATTGGTTTACCAATTACATCTCTTTCAGTAAAGCTGAATTGACCGTTGTTATCTTGAATTCCTATTGCTTTTAAGAATGTGTATAACCAGTTTTTAGCAAAATCGTTTGACGTATCACCATTAGCGTAATGAGTAAATTCGCCCTCTTCTTTATGCGTGAATGTTATTGCTAATTGCGGATGTCCATTCTTACTTTCTTTACTTTCAAAACTTCTAACTTTAACACTGTATTGACCTGGTTGCATATAGTTACCTAATTCTTGTGCACCTTGTAAATTTAAATTGAATTTCATATTTAATTACCGTCCTTTATTTTTAATTTCCTTTTTGCGCCATATCTACAATTTTTGAAATTGACGCATCTTTGATTCTTGGATTATTGATTGTTATTTCGGGTTTATGCCTAACCTTTGTTGTATATAAATTAGAAGGTTCCACTGAAAACACATAATCATGAGTGGTATTTCCATTTTCATCAGTATGATCATCAATAAATGTATGACCTATAATGTCGAATTGAGTTACTAAATTATTGTGTATTGCAGCTTGTACTTCTATTGAAATCCTAGGATTGATAATGTTTCCGTTTTCGTCCTTATCTTCTGTATTCAATCCTTCATGACCTGTAAGGACAACATGGAAACCCATTTCATTTTTGACTTTTAATAAGTGCCTAATTGAATTAACAATTAATTTAGAAGTTTCACCATAATCTTGTATTCTAGCTTTTGGTACATTGTTTTTTTGTAAAACGTGCGCAAGCGTTATATCTCTTAATTTTTGAGCTGTTTCAATAACTACGACGTCTACAGGTACAACTCTATTTCTAGCTTCTTTAACTATTTTGTCTATATTAGCTACTATTTTTCTAAAAGAATTGTAACTATCAACTTTTTTAACAAAACCCTTTTTAGTAACTTGAGTACCATCTTCATGTACATCGATAATAAAAGCGTTATTTTCTCTAGTAGCCAAAGTTGTCTTGCCAGTTCCCGATTTTCCATAAGCCATAATTGAGTAAAACTTTTGGGTATCTTCGTTGATTTCCTCAATGCCTAGTTGTTGTAAAATGTCTTGTTCTTCACTCATCTAATCACCAGGCTTTCAGTCACTTTAAGTTCAGCACCTGGCACTTCTTTGCCTGCTTTCAAATCGTCTGTCAACTGCTTAGCATTTAACTTAGGCGCTTGAGATAACCAGTATTCTTTAGGGATTAGCTTTTCATCTGTAACTGATTTGCTCGGTGCATTTCGCTTCTTAAACACATAGTTTTTAGAGGTACGATAATTAGTTAACTCTTGAACCTCCAACATGTCCTGCAGGTAGCCTTTCAATTTATCGGCAAGGTTCAGCTTCTGTTTTTTTAGAGTTTGCAGACGCTTGATTTCTTTCTCTATAATTTCAACGTCACCTTCTGCTGAGCGCTTGAGTCCGATAATGTTATCAACTTTAGTGTCCATATCAGCTTTAATTGCATCTAATGTGTCCTTAATATCTTCAAATGAATAACCTTCATCCATTTTGTCTGAAACTTCTTTGTAGTCTTCAGATAAGTTATATAAGCTAGCCATATTTAATCCCACCCTTTCGAAAAGTAAGCCATGATTTTGTCGAGTTCGTCTGTCTGTTCTTCGATAAATGTATATACATCTTGTTTAATAATTTCTTCTGCAGTTTCAATATCTGATAAACTGGCGACTGCTGTTTTTGTGACGTAAACATTACTTACAGTCGAAACTAAAATACTGATATGATCATCTTCTCTTGCGATTTCTCTCATAAACTCAAAGCCGTCTACCTTGAATTTATGACGCACTACTGCACCTTGTTCAAAATACATTTGCTTATCCCTCCAGTTTTTGATATGGTAGAGGTTGAAAAACTGATATAAGTATCAACCTCTACTTTGACTGTTAGCAATTCGTGGTTGCTAGCAGTCTTTTTTAATACTTAATCGTAAATAACGTAATATATTCTTCGCCGTCATCTACTACTTCCTCTACTTCATCTTCTTCGAAGTACCAGACATCGAAGAATAGGAAAACTGCTAACGATAAAAGCAATGACCACGCTGCTGATATAATGAAATCTTGTGTGATAAATGTCAGGACGGATGTGCTTGCAAAGCAGAATGCGTATGCGATCCAGAATGATTTTTGCATTTTTCCTTCTCCTGTTCATATGTTTTTTGAATGGCTCCATGCTTCCACATAAACTCAAACCAGTATTGGCATAATTCAGCGCTAGGTTGTTTTTGCGTTTTTTCTGACATGCTTTGTTTCCTCCTTATTCATCTGTTTCTTTTATTTTTGTATGCAATCTAAAGTTATTAATTGTTCTGATCTTGTGTTCTAGTTTTTTAATAGTTGAAACACAATGAATTTTAGCTTCGTTCAGTTCATCCAACTGATTTTTAGTCTGTGCTACTAAGCTCTCAATATCATTAAGGTGTTTTTTTAACTCATCTAAATTTGTGGAAATGTACATAACTCTTTGATTCTCATGAATCGATTTTTTTCTTTTAAACATATTAGTTTCCTTCTTTCGTGTATAATGTTGTTATCTCCTAATGTAAGGAGGTGAGGTTATGAATAAAAATTATATTTTAGAAATTCTCAAAGACAATTCTATTGATGATGAGAATTTAGCCAATGCTCTTTCTGAAATCTTCACTCATTTGGCACATGACAGAAATTTTTCAAAAGAGGTTGGCGAGCAATTTATCAAGGAGCTAAAGATTGATAATGAGACTCGCTTGATGTAATCTCCATGGGCGCTTTTTAGCGCTCTATTTTTTGTGATAAAGCACGTTTGATAACATAATTTTCAACGAGTTGACATCCTACACTTCCTGGGTATATATCAGTATCTGCAATTAGCTTTCTTCTTACTTCTTCATACGTTTCACTCTCAGCCGCAGCGTCATCAATTGCCTTTTCAATGATTTCAGCAACTCTTTTTTTAATATCTTTCATTTGCTTTCCTCCTGTTAACTTGTTTGATATATTTAATTTTCTCGGCCTCTTGTTAAATCAAGGGGTCTTTTTCCATTTGAAATATCAGTGTTTTTAATGTGATTTAATAATTTGTCATCAACTAAAATGAATACTTTTTTGACTTGTTCGTAGGATAAGCTGTATTCATGAATTAATTGATATACTTTACGTTCAAAGGCACCTTCTTCAAGGTTTAGTTTTGAATCTTCCATTTCGTTCCACCTCCTTTAATTCCGCTCGATTGTGGGTTTTGTTCATAATTTTTCTGCTATACTCCTTATAAGGAGGTGATTTATATGAGTTATAAAGAATTAAAGTGTATTGACACTTTGCTTAAATTAATCAGCAATGATCTGAAATTGGATTTTTCATACAAAATAATTTGTAAATGGAATAATCAATTTGTAACACTAGATTTTGTGATTCCTTTTGAATGGGATGATGAGTTTTATCTTTCAGAACCTAAAACTATCGCTTCACTTTCAGATGATAAAGCAAAGTTTTATACGGAAGTTAACTCTCAATACAATATGGTGAAAGAAAAATTCAAATTTAAGCAGTTGATAAATCATTACAAAAACCAAGAAACTAAATATTTAATGCTTTATCTTTTAGAAAATAATGATTTTTACGAATTTGATATGAATTGCTCTGATTATGCATATAACATCCAATCTCTAGATAAAAGCTGGAATATACCAATCATAAAAATTGATGATGATTTAGAATTCATTTCTTTACATTTGGTAAAACATGAACAAAATTAGATTCGTATTGTAACTTTGCATGAACAAGATTTAGGACCGCGTATGCTTCCTCATACGTTGGTTCTTTTTTCTTTATTGCTTGAAGAATTTCATTAGCTAACTCTTGGTGTTCTTGTGAGTAAAATTCTTCGAATGCTTGTTCTTTCAATGTATAAACCTTAAAAATTTGATTTCTACTTAATTTTTGCTCTTGCATTTTATTTCCTCCTTCTTCTTTTCAACACCTACATTCAACGTATAGTCTTGGCAATAACCGTTAATGTATTATGGCGTGGCTCATATCATCGCTCACTCTCGCTCTTATACGCTCAATGTAGGTGTTGAAATCGTTATTTAATTAGCTTTTAAGTTGCTTGTTCGATTGTGGGTAGGGTGTTGTTACTCATCTTCTCCATCTAAGTCAAAATGTTGTCCGATTTGGTCAATCGCCCATTCGATCATTGATTCAAGATGTTCCTCTCTGTCTACTTCATATGCGTGTTCGATAGTGCCAATTCCTTTCACAGATGTTGTGTCGCCATGTAGAAATGTTGGACCTTTATCCTGCTTAGCAACATACAAAGTCAGTACAATGTCATTTAATTTTTCTTTTTGTTCTGGTGTCATTTATACTCCTCCTAAATTAGCTTCATAACCGAAGTCAGTCATGATTTCGTGTATTTTCAATCTACCTTTTTGAGTCCATCTGGTTTGCAAAACTGTATCCTCTCTACCGTCAGAGCGTACAATTGGTATAGTGTCTGATTCTGTATAGCTTTTGCCCATATGCTCTGAGTAAAGAACCCACTGTTTGTTTACTTTTCGTTGTAATCTAGCTTCATGTAGCAACTTATTTAACTTTTGCGCTGAAATACCGTAGTCTGCTGCGATTTGTGTTGTAGCCAATGTCCCAGTTGACTTTAATATTTCATCAACATAGTCTGCTTTAGGTTTTAGCTCTCCGATTTCTTGTTGTAAAAGTAAATTTTGTTCTTTTTCTTTCTTATACTCAGTCAACACTGTAATGATGTAATCCGGATTCTGGATCGTTTGTTCAATCACGCTGTCCGTTGCGTAGATTCCATGTTTGCGAATTGCTGGTAAAACTTCCATAGCTAACCAATCTTGAAATTTTTCTGCTGTTGAATTACCTGCTTTAAAAGCTAGTTTATAAACCATTGCTTCTGGTATGAAATCGCCTTTCCCAACTTCTTGGGAAAGATATTTTCTTAAATATTTATTGATAGTTTCCCAACGAATATATTGCTTGCCATTTTTAATCTGAGTGAACCCCAAACTTTTTGCGACAGTTTCTAAATCGAATAAATTATTTTCATTATCTTGTTTTATTAAGACTGAAAACATATCGTTACTGAATGTTTTAATTTCGTTCATATTATCCTCCTATTAAGTTGTTTGTCGTTCTTTATCGGGAACATCTTGTGTAAAAAAAATATCTAGGTTGTTTGTTTCATACCCAAGTATTTTTGCCATTCTAATAAATTCATTCGCTCCAATATCCACTATTCCGTTTTCCCTCTTAGCATAGGGGGTTCTTGTTTTCCATCCCATTTTATGAGCCATTTCATCTTGTGTTATACCACAAGCGATTCTTTCAGCTCTTAGTCTTTTAAGATTCAGAATCATGATGTCACCTCCAATCGTTCTCGTTTGAGAACTAACTAAACCTTAACATCTGCGTTCTCGTTCGTCAACACTTTATCGCCAAAAAAGTTCAAAAAGTTTTTTCTTCAATAAGTATTGTATTCATTTGGGAACGGTGTTATAATCTAATTGTTCATTAATAAGAACAAACTAATTATTCAGGAGATACTAAAAATGAGAACAAATGATGAAATAATCACAATAATAAAAACAACGTTAAAAGAACAAAATATGTCGCTTAGTGAATTAGCTCGTCGTGTAGGAATGGCTAAATCAGCTGTATCGCGTTATTTAAACTTAACTAGAGAGTTTCCATTGAACCGTGCGGAAGATTTTGCAAAAGCACTTCATATTAGTACAGAATATTTACTTGGTTTTACAGAAAGTGAACAAAAAGAGCAAGAACAAGACACTATGGCCGCTCATTTTGACAAAGAAGGTCTAACAGAAGAGGAAATTGAAGAAGTTAATAAGTTTATTGAATGGGTTAAGAATAGAGATAAGTAAAGGGTGTTTCTTAATGGGAGTTTACGAAGATTTATGTATCGCTAACGATTGGGTTGAGATTGAGGAGACTGATCGTTTACCTAGTTTCCAACCAGGGTTTTACAGAAATGGAAAAATCTATATTAAAAGCAGTCTTTCCGAAACACGCAAAGCTGAAGTTCTCTATGAAGAATTAGCTCACCATAAACTTACATACGGAAACATACTTGATCAATCAACTTTCAATAATCGTAAATTTGAAAATTATGCACGAAGACATGGTTATGAAAATTCTATATCTTTGAACAAGATTATAGACGCATATAAATACGGAGTAAGTAGCTTATATGAATTTGCTGAATATGTTCAATTAAGCGAAGAATACGTACATACAGTGTTACAACATTACAAAAACAAATTTGGTTTATCAACCTATCATAATGGCTATCTCATTCGATTTGAGCCGTTACAGGTTTATAAATATAAAAAAATGACTACAGAAGAGGAGAAATAATATGTATAACTCACAAATTAAACAAAATTTATCTCAGCAAGAATTACTTTTATTACACACAGAAATGGATAAAAGAAAGAAAAGTAAAGGGGTAGCATTTGCTCTATGGCTATTTACTGGAGGAATTGGTGGTCACCGTTATTATATGGGTGACTTTGGTTACGCTATCGGTATGACTTTAACATTAGGTGGCTGTGGTATTTGGGCTTTAATTGATGGTTTCCTTATTTCAGGTAGAATAAATGAAATAAATGACCAAATAGAAAGAGAATTAATCACTAACTTAGGACTAGGAAGAAAATAAAACACAGGCATTCACTTGCCCTATTTTTACCCCTCCTCCACTCTGGGGCGAAGGAGTAAGTATAAAATGGGTACCTCCCCGTACCCTTATTATTTTTACCTTTTTTGAGGAGGAATGTTAATGAAAGTCGCAATAAAAAAACGAGGATTACTCCTCGTTAAGAATGTATCTTTTTACAAAATCTTGTGCATGATCATATTTTTTAAATTTGGCTAATACAGTGTTTCCACTATTTTTTTCTTTAACTTTCCAGCCATTAAAATCTGGGTCTTTATAGATATATTTATTTTTGTGTTTTTCCTTAATGTGAAGCGTTGAATGTTCGCTATTAGTTAAAATCTCTAAATTTTCTAACCTATTATCATTTTTAACACCATTTTTATGATGTACATGCTCATCTTTGCGTAAATATCTACCTAAATGTTTTTCTAATACTAGTCGGTGTTCGTACACATATCCACGACTATCAGCGGAAGGGTGTTCTTTAGAACGCACTAAAATATAGCCTTCGGAATGTGTGGTTTTACCCCCATTCCAACGTTTACTTTTTTCGCCACTATTCGAAATTCTGTTAGCTTCTTTATGAGAACGAGTAGCAATACTAAAACGTTTCAAACGTCTTGTAATGATTGTACTTGTAACACCCAATATATTTGCTATATCATTAACACTTTTTAATTCTTTTAAATATAATTGTTCTAATTTTTGTTTTAATTCATTTTCAGTTAAACCTAACTTATACTCAAGACTGTTTTCTTTATTAACATCTCGTCTATCAATTCCGAATTCATCCATGTATTTTCTTACGGTTATAGGAGATTTAACTTTAGTTATTTCGCAAATTTCAGCAACAGTCTTTTTTTGAACGACATACAGATCATATAATTGATTTTTTTCTAGTTGAACCTTATTCAT